ATGATAACTATGAGCATTCCTTAAATGAGATAGAAAATAGTAAAGCGCAGATAGCATTAGGTCATTTAGAGATTAAAGGTTTTGAGATGCATAGTGGTCATATGAATTTACAAGGTTTAGATAAATCAATATTTCATAGATTCGAAAAAGTGTTATCTGGTCACTTTCATAAAAAGTCAGATGATGGTCACATATATTATCTAGGCACACAATATGAAATTACATGGTCAGATTATAAGTGTCCAAAAGGTTTTCATATATTTGATACAGAAACAAGAGAGCTAACTAGATTACCAAACCCAATAAGAATACATAAGAAACTAATATATAATGATAAAGATTATGATTACAGTAAAAAAGATTTAACACAATTTGAAAATACCTTTGTTAAAGTTTTTGTCACAAACAAAACAAATGAAGATATGTTTAATAAGTTAATAGATAGACTACACAACACAGTAAACACACACGAAGTTAATATTATAGAGGACTTAAATAGCGATATAACAGCTAGTGTAAAAGAAAACATATTAGATCAAGGCGAAGACACTCTTACATTTTTAGGTAATTATGTAGAGCAGATAGATACTGATTTAGATAAAAACAAATTGAAAAAAGTAGTTAAAGAACTATTTACGGACGCAATAGAAAGATGAAGATAATAGCAGATAATTTAAATTTTGGTCCATATGTGATGAAGACCAAATGCGAACAAAGAATTATTGATGATTTATTAGAGGCTGGTAATAAACTAAAGAATAATAAAGATAAAGATTATCAACACAAACTAGCTAGTATAGGTATTGATACTTTTAAGTTTGAAAAACAGACCGAAGAAAAGTTTTACCAAGACATCACACCTTATATGCAAGCGTATAGAAAAGGTCACTGTGAATATCATAGAATAGAAGAAAGAACAGTTAAAATTCGTTCTATTGATTTATGGATAAACTATATGAAACCAGGTGACTTTAATCCTATACATACACACGGTGGCGATTATTCCTTTGTATTATTTTTAGATGTACCAGAGATATTATCAAAAGAACAAAGAGAGTTTAATGGTACAACAGTCGGGCCAGGTGAATTGATGTTTGAATATTCACAACAAGCTAGACCTCGTTGGTCAACCACTGGTTATGCTATCAAGCCACAAACAGGAGATTTTCTAATATTCCCAGCCTTATTACAACATTGGGTTATTCCATTTAGATCAGACTGTACACGAATAAGTGTGTCAGGTAATATGGAAATATGTAATAGGGACGAATTACCACATGATTATTTTTAAAAAGATAAAATGGAAAAACTTTCTATCAACAGGAAACACTTTTGTTGAGATAGATTTAAGAAAATCACAAATGACATTAATGATTGGAGCTAATGGCTCTGGTAAATCAACTATGTTAGATGCTTTGTGTTTTTCTTTATTCAATAGACCATTTAGAAATATCAAAAAAGAACAAATAGTAAATACGATTAATGACGGTGAGACCATTGTAGAGGTTGAGTTTCAAATAGGCACAAAAGCTTATAGAGTTAAGAGAGGTATCAAACCTACGATATTTGAAATTTATAGTGATGGTGTTTTATTAAACCAAGACGCATCAAGTGTAGATTATCAAAATGTATTAGAAGATCAAATATTAAGATTAAATCACAGAGCATTTAAACAAATAGCTGTACTAGGTTCTTCATCTTATCAACCATTTATGCAAATGCGACCAAGACATAGACGAGAGGTCGTAGAAGAAATACTAGATATTAGAGTTTTATCTCATATGGATATACTCACTAGAAATCAACAAACTGAATTGTCTAAACAAATAACAGAGGCTAGACACCAATGTGATTTGATAGAATCAAAATATGAATTAGAAACAAAACATTTTGAAGAACTAAAAAATAGAAGTATGGGTGATATTGACATTAAGAAAAACAAACTACAACAGAACAATGACGCCAAAGAATCATATTT